TCTGTGATGTGTTCACTTTAGGTAGTGCATACATCTCGGATGTGACACGTTGGGCAACATTCAAGAATTGGCAGGAGAATCCGATGCGTTTGCCAGTGCACTCGATTGCACTGAGCGAAATCACGCATGCACAGGAATTCGAGTACCTCTGTGCCAAGAACAGATCTGAGTTCCCGGCGGCATACATTGGTACCACGCCTTCGCATCACTGTGGTCTGGCATGGGACTATCACCTATTTGCGATGCGCATGAAGACGAAGGTGACACTGCCGTGGCCGACACTGTGTGGCTTGTACCGATTCAGCGGGCTACACAAGGATTCGACGGGTGTACGTATTATCGTCGACATGCTTGATGAACTTGCGCGCAATGAGTACAACGTGTCGACCGTCGAGATTGATGGTGAAGTCCGAGATGTCATCTCCATCAAGGAAGTCGTGCCATACTGTTACCCGGTACTGAGCATGGGCACGTCACCCAGTGACTACTACCTTAACGAGTTGAAGAGCACGAGTGAGCTCGTACGTGACGGTGAGTGGTATGTGACGCAGTCTAGCCGTGAGATGAACAAGTTCATGGGCATTATGCGCATCATGGGCTACGATGTGCAGTGTGAACATATGCCGACTGGACGTCAGTACCACAACTGGGCAGCGAACACAAACGGTCATTATATGCCAAGTATCATTGACAACCAGATGGGCAGGTTCGAATATTTCAGGACCCGACCGTCGTGGATCCATGAGCGTGGTCACCTGTGGAACAAGATGCCAAACTTTGGAGATAAGCTGATTGTGACAATGACCACACACGTGAAGAGATACAAGATACTGATTGACAACCAGCCTTATGACCCAATCGGCCCCCTAACCACGGTATACAAGGCTGATGTCAAATCAGTGACGTCTGTCATGGAGGTGAAGAGATCTATCACCCTGCCACAGACTATTGATTGGGTTAGGCTGACAGAGTTCGCAAATTTTCAGCTGGCCCAGGCAACAGATATGACTATTTTGGGTCACGTCGTTGGCGCTGGATTGTAGGCGTTGATACGCAGCCTGGGCCTGAATCCCCTTTTTCATTTCTCTCGTATAATATGAAGGCTAGCGATAAGCTAATTCCCGGTGATGATCAAGAAAAGGAAGAAAAACAAAATAAAACAGAAAAAGCAGAAAACCAACAAAAAATTGGAAAACAAGAAAACACAAAAAGATTCGGAGATGACGTTGAAAACAGTAATGAAGAACAAAAAATTGATATTCCTCTCATGTTTGATATTGATACTTACTCTATCACTTCGGCCCTTAACGCAAGTACGTATGCTTGCGTTGCATGTAAGATCGCTACAAATAACCGAGTCTACGGACTACATTGCTATGCAGACATTGGCGGTGAGTATGTACTGGGCATGTGGCTGGAATGCAAAGATTTGCTCATGGACTTCTTTTACTGTCGCGTCGCATCAGTAACACGTTGTCACCCACAGACGTACCGACGTCTTGGTATGTACTTCGCCGGCAACTACCTCCACATGCCGGCTAGCCTTGACCCGTTTGAAGAGTACATCAAGCATGGTGAATCAGTGACTGACAGGGCATGTGGACGTGTGCAAATGTTGCGTGGTAT